AGACTTCTTCAAAAACTGCAAGTAAGGTAACAAACACATTTACAGGTGATGGCACAACAAGTGTATTTACACTAGGCACAGCTGCTGATAACGCAGCCGCATTAACGGTTAAACTTGACGGTGTGGCAAATACTGCATTTACGGTATCAGGCACAACTTTAACAATGACTGAAGGTGCTGTTCCTAATGGTGTTGCAATAGAGGTCACAATACAGAATACGGTTTCAACACCTTGGCAAGAACAACCTAATTATATAATCTGTCCTGAACCTGTATTAGCAGTCAACAGAATTTTTCCATTATCAAATAGAGGTAATCAAAACTTATTTGATATTAGATACCAATTAAGATTAAATGACTTGTATGATTTTTCATCTACAAGTATTATACACTATGATATGGTATTAAGACATTTAGATTTTTTAGATCACATACTAGTCGGTGAAAAACCTACTAGATTTAATCAATACAATAACAGATTATACATTGATATGGACTGGAAGAATGATATATCAGTCGGCGAATATCTTATTATTGAATGTTATAGAAAATTAGATCCTGAAACAATGACAGATGTATATAACGACATATTTTTAAAAAGATATGTCACGGCCTTATTTAAAAGACAATGGGGTGCCAATCTTTCTAAATTTAATGGGGTCACAATGTTAGGTGGGGTCACACTAAACGGACAACAAATATTCCAAGAAGCACAAGAAGATATTAGAAAACTAGAAGAAGAAATAAGAGGCACTTACGAAACGCCAGTCACTTATATGATAGGATAAAACTATGCCAGTTAACCACTACTTTCAATCGGGAAATGGTATAGGCCAAGATAGAGATAGTGAGAAACTTTTATATGAAGACCTTATCATAGAAAGTCTTAAAATCTACGGCCTAGATAATTTCTATTTACCGAGAACATTAGTCAATAAAGATTTAGTATTAGGAGAAGATACTTTATCTAAATTTGATAATTCATATATGTTAGAAATGTATATGGAAACAACTGAAGGTTTCCAAGGTGAACAAGAATTAGTATCTAAATTTGGTTTAGAAATTAGAGAAGATACAACATTTGTCATTGCAAAACGAAGATGGCAATATCAAGTAGATAATAAGGCAACAACAATCGTATCAGGTAGACCAAACGAAGGCGATATAATCTATGTGCCTTTGATGAATAGTTTTTTTGAGATACAATTTGTTGAAGATCAGGAACCATTCTTTCAATTAGGTAATTTACCAGTTTATAAATTGCGTTGCACTAGATGGGAATATTCTAGTGAGAAACTTAATACAGGTAGACCTGCAATTGATGTTGCTGAAGATAGATTATCAATTGATCAATTACAAAGTCAACTTGTTCAGGAAGACGGCACAGGTATTCTATTAGAAGACTCTGATCTAGTATTGAAAAATTACAACTATGTGATGTTAGAGTCGTTTCAACCTATTAATCTTGCAACACAAACAAGAGATTATGCTGATAATGCCACATATGAATCAGACGCAGGTTTTGGCACAGCGTCAACCGATGATGATATATTAGACTTTACAGAAAGAAACCCTTTTGGTGAAGTAGATGAGGAGAGTTTATAATGTTCGGCAGAAGGTTTTACCATGAAAGTTTAAGAAAAGTCGTTGTTGCATTTGGCACAATCTTTAATAATATTATAATTCATAGAACAGACGCAGATGGTTCTGTATTACAAAGATTAAAAGTCCCACTATCATATTCGCCTAAAGAAAAGTTTTTAGTTAGATTAGAACAACAACCTAACCTAGATCAAAGAGAAATGGCAATCTCATTACCTCGTATGGGTTTTGAAATATCAGGTATCAGTTATGATCCTAGTAGAAAACTAACAAGAATAGGTAAATTAAAAAAGACACATGCTACAGATACAGGCACACAATACTTTCAATATAATCCTGTGCCTTACAATATAAGTTTTAATTTATACTCATTTACAGCAACTGCTGAAGGTGGTCTACAAATTATAGAACAAATTTTACCTTACTTTCAACCTGATTATACGGTTACAATAAATGCAATACCAGAGATGGGAATAAAACGAGATGTTCCGATAACACTAAATAGTGTTAATTATGAGGACACTTATGATGGTGCATTTACAACAAGACGAGCAGTAAATTACACTTTAGGATTTACAGCAAAAACTTACTTGTATGGACCATTACATAGTAGCAAAGTTATTAAAGAAACACAAACAGATATGTTTGTTGATACTGCAAGTGGTGCTACTAGAGAAGAAAGAATTGTTGTAGTTCCTAATCCTACAACTGCTGACGCAGATGATGATTTTGGTTTTACAACTACTATAACAACGCATAGGGATTCTAAAACATATAATCCTGCAACTGATAGTGATGAATAATTATGAGCATAGACGACAAAATAAACGAAGCCCTAGGTATCACACCTAATAAGCCTGCAACTAAACAGGTCGTCAAAAAAGAATTTACGCCACCTGTTCCTAGACTTGAAGATAAGAACAAAGAAGATTTAGAGAACGATCACAAATACAGCAGAGAAAATTACTACAATCTTATAGAAAGAGGACAAGACGCAATACAAGGCATACTTGATATTGCACAAGAAAGTCAACACCCTAGAGCATATGAAGTAGCAGGTAATCTAATCAAACAGGTTGCAGATACGGTTGATAAATTACAAGACCTAAACAAAAAATTAAAAGACTTAAAAGATGTGCCTAATAAAACAAATACAAATATCAAACAAGCATTATTTGTAGGTTCATCAAAAGATTTACATGCTTTATTAAAAAACAAAAATAAAAATGTGACGCCTGAAGAAGATAAGGACTTTGATAAATGAATGAAAACTATCTAGGTAATCCTAATTTATTTAAAGCAAATACAAAACAAGAATACACCGAAGATCAAATAAGAGAGATTGCAAAGTGTATGGACGATCCTGTATATTTTATACAAAACTATATTAAGATTGTTAATATTGATGAAGGTCTAGTGCCTTTTAACATGTATAAGTTTCAGGAAAAGATGGTTCATACATTTCATAATAATCGTTTTTCTATTTGTAAATTACCTAGACAATCAGGTAAATCAACTACAATCATTGCATATCTATTACATCAAGTCGTATTTAACGATAATATAAATGTTGCCATACTTGCAAACAAATCATCTACTGCTAGAGATTTATTAGGAAGATTACAACTTGCATATGAAAACTTACCTAAATGGTTACAACAAGGTGTATTAAACTGGAACAAAGGTTCATTAGAATTAGAAAACGGCAGTAAGATACTTGCAGCTGCCACATCATCAAGTGCTATTCGAGGTGGTTCATTTAACATTATATTTTTAGATGAGTTTGCTTTCATACCTAATAATATATCTGAACAATTTTTTAGTTCAGTTTATCCTACTATTTCATCTGGTAAAAAATCTAAAGTGATGATTGTATCTACACCTCATGGAATGAATATGTATTACAAGTTATGGAATGACGCATTAAATAAACGAAACGATTATGTGCCTGTAGAAGTGCATTGGTCAGAGGTGCCAGGTAGAGATGATAAGTGGAAAGAAGAAACAATTAGAAACACAAGTGAGGCACAATTTGCTACCGAGTTTGAGTGTGAGTTTGTAGGATCAGTAGATACATTAATTAATCCTAGTAAGATAAGAATGTTATCACATCATACACCTATTGTATCAAACGAAGGCCTAGATATGTATGTTAGACCTGAAAAAGGTAAAGACTATGTAATTACGGTTGATGTAGCAAGAGGCACCGTAAGAGATTATTCTGCCTTTGTTGTATTTGATGTATCACAAATGCCATATAAGATGGTTGCAAAATTTAGAGATAACGAAATTAAACCTATACTATTTCCTCATACAATAGAAAAAGTCGCAAAGGCATATAACAATGCTCATGTATGTGTTGAAGTAAATGATTTAGGTCATCAAATAGCAGACGCATTACAATTTGAATTAGAATACACTAATCTATTAATGTGTATGATGAAAGGTAGAGCAGGTCAAATACTAGGTGGTGGTTTTAGTAAAAGAGGAACGCAACTAGGAGTTCGTATGACTAAACAAGTTAAACGAATAGGTTGCTCAAACTTAAAGTCATTATTAGAAGGCGATAAGATGATCATCAATGACTTTCATACAATACAAGAATTATCAACCTTTGTTAGAAGAGGATCAGGTTGGCAGGCTGAAGAGGGTTCAAATGATGATCTAGTTATGTGTTGCGTTATCTTTGCATGGATAACTAATCAAAGATATTTCAAAGAAATGACTGATCAGGATGTTCGTGCCAGAATGTATGCTGAACAACAAAACGCAATAGAACAAGATATGGCACCTTTTGGGTTTATGAATGATGGTCAGGAAGAAGAATATCAACAAGACGATAGTGGCGAAGTATGGCAGCCTGTGACCGTGCGAAAAGGCGACATATTATAAATATAAACGAGATTAATGATACCTATTAGCTAATAAGGAG